ATGTCGATTCTTTGGATAGCCGAAAAATTTAAAAAGGCTATAAAAGAAAAGAAAGAGGACACCCAAACTCAAATATTGAATGGGTGCAAAAATTTTGATGATTATCAATATCTACGTGGGCGTTACAATTCTCTCGTTGACGTAGAAGAAGAATTTAGAGAATTGCTAGAGAGGATAGTAGAAAATGACGACGAAGAGCAAAGTAATAGTACCTAACCATATCGAGAAGGAAAGAAATACTAAGGAGAAAGTAACAAAAACTGAATCAGAAACTGATAAAGCTTTTGTAAGTCCTGAAGATAGGGTGCTAGATCCAACCTTAATGGATAAATCTTTAATAGAAAGAATGCCTCAGCCAAGCGGTTGGCGTATACTTATTCTGCCGTATAAAGGTAGAGGGGTTACTAAAGGTGGTATTCATATAGCAAAGCAAACCGTTGATAGAGAAGCGTTAGCATCTGTTGTTGCTTACGTTGTAAAAATGGGACCGCTTTGCTACAAAGATAAAGAAAAGTTTGGCGATACGCCCTGGTGCCAAGAAAAACAATGGGTACTAATTGGTAGATATGCAGGAGCTAGGTTTAAGCTTGGCGACGATGCAGAATGCCGTATTATAAACGACGACGAAGTTATCGCGACTATAGAAAATCCCGATGACATCGTTACGCTATAACGTGAGGAAATCATGCAAGAAGAAAAAATAATGGCTGCTGAAGCCGAAGACCAGATAGAAGAACGAGAGGTTGTTGAGCTTGAAGAAGAACAAGCCTCTGATGAATCTAAAGACGCTCCTATAGAAAACGTATCTGAAGAAGAATCTAAAAAAGATTCTAAAGAAGATGAGTTAGAAAACTATTCTAAAAGCGTTCAAAAAAGAATTGCTAATTTAACTAAAAAAATGAGAGAGCAGGAAAGAGCTGCTCAATCTGCTTATGAATATGCAAAAAATTTACAAGCAGAAAATGAAAATCTAAAAAATAGCACTTCTAAATTAAATGAAAACTACTACTCTGAGGCTGAAAACAGATTAAAGTCTCAAAGAGCCCAAGCTAATTCTGTATTAAAAAATGCGTATCAAGAACAAGATTGGGATAAGGTAACTAAAGCTCAAGAAATACTAGATAAGATTACTGTTGAAGAAAGTAAGTTAGCTAATAATAAGATGACTATACAAAGAGAGCCTCAGTATTATGACGCTCCTGCTCCTCAACAAAACAATTTACAACAACCTATTCCTCAGCAAGCAGCCCCAGAACCGGATCCTGCTGCAGAAGATTGGGCCAGTAAAAATGAATGGTTTGGCCAAGATGAAACTATGACTTTGGCCGCATTTAATATACATCGTAAGCTTGTTGAAGAAGAAGGCTTTGACCCTAGCGACACAATGTATTATGATGAAATAGATAAACGTATCAGAGTTGAATTCCCTCATAAATTTGAGGGGACTGCAACAAACAACAAGATGCAACAAACTGTTGCTCCTGCTGTTAGAAGTGGTAATAGTGGCTCTGGACGCAAACGACAAGTTAAGCTTACTAAAAGCGAAGTTGAAATGGCACGTCGTTTGAATGTTCCAGTTCAAGAATATGCTAAATATATTAAGAGGTAAGCAAAAAAATGACTGAAGATAAAAAAACAAACAACAGAACTCCTCGTTCTGCAGAAACTCGAGCTAAAGATACTGCTCGCAAACCTTGGCGTCCCCCATCTATGTTGGAGACACCACCAGCACCTGAAGGTTATTCCTACAGGTGGATAAGAGCCGAAATTGTCGGTCAGGAAGATAAGAAGAACGTAATGTCTAGGCTACGTGAGGGTTTTGAACTCGTACATGCCGATGAACTTGGGGACTTTGAACTTCCAACGATGGACGATGGAAAGCACGCTGGTGTGGTATCCGTGGGTGGTTTGCTTTTGGCTAAGATTCCAAATGAAACACGTGATGAAAGAAACGCCTATTATCATGACCGTGCTCAACAGCAACAAGAAGCTATTGATAATGATTTAATGAAGGAATCCGATCCAAGTTCTCCGATGTTAAAACCTCAGAGATCTACAAGCGTAACTTTTGGAGGCGGTAAAAGAGATTAATTCTTATACTGTCAAAAACTAACTTTAATTAAAAGGTAAAATTATGGCTAATAAAGATGCACCTTTCGGATTAAAGCCATCTAGCAAGTTAGGCTCGAATTACAACGCAGAAGGAGTAACCGAGTACAAAATTGCAAGTGGAGCATCCGGAAACATTTTTTCAGGCGACCTAGTAAAGATGGCTAGCACAGGTACTATTTTAGTAGCTGCTGCTGGCGATCAAGCTTTGGGAGTCTTTAGAGGATGTCAATATACAGATTCAAGTGGCGATGTGATTTTTTCACCATACTGGCCCGATGGAACTGTGACATCTGACGCGGTGGCATTCGTAGTTGACGACCCAAACGCCTTGTTTGAAGTTCAATCAGCCGCTACTGGTTCAGTAGTACAAACAGTTGTTGGTAATAATGCCGACATCGTTTACACAGCTGGTTCAACAATAACAGGTATCTCAGCTGTTGAAATTAGTGGCACTACTGCTGCTACTTCAGCTCAGCTAAGAATCGTGGGTGTTTCGACTGATCCTGATAACAGCACTCTAGGTACTGGTTCAGCTTCAGCAAATGTCAACTTGATTGTTAAAATTAACGAGCATTTCTATGCACAAACAACAGGGGTATAACAGATGGCTATTAATAGATCCCAATTAGCGAAAGAATTAGAGCCTGGTCTAAATGCCCTATTCGGCATGGAATACGCTAGGTATGATTCAGAACACGAAGAAATCTACGAAACAGAATCTTCAGATAGAGCATTTGAAGAAGAAGTAATGATCGTTGGTTTTGGTAACGCTTCAGTTAAAGCTGAAGGTGCTGGAGTATCGTTTGATAACGCTACTGAAGGCTACACATCACGTTACGGCCACGAAACAGTTGCTTTAGCTTTTGCGCTAACAGAAGAAGCTGTTGAAGATAATCTATACGATAGACTTGGTTCAAGGTATACAAAAGCCTTAGCTAGATCTATGGCAAATACTAAGCAAATCAAAGCAGCGGCTGTTTTAAACAACGCTTTTGATTCCAGCGTAACAGGTGGCGACGGTCAACCTCTTGTTTCTAACGCTCACCCTCTAGGTGGCGGTGGAACTGCAAGTAACAGACCTTCAACATACTCAGACCTTAACGAGACTTCTTTAGAAGATGCGTTAATTTCTGTCTCAACTTTAACTGACGACAGACAATTAGCTATTGCTCTACAAGGTACTAAGTTGATTGTTCCACCTCAATTGCAATTTGTTGCTGACAGATTACTACAAACTCCTGGTAGAGTTGGTACTTCTGACAATGACATCAACGCGATTAAAAATATGGGAATGGTTCCTGAAGGATACGTGGTCAACCACTATCTAACAGATACTGATGCTTGGTTCTTGAAAACAGAGTGTCCTGATGGATTCAAGCATTTCCAAAGAAGCCCAATGCAAACTGCACTCGAAGGAGACTTCGATACCGGTAATATGAGATATAAAGCAAGAGAAAGATATTCTTTTGGTTTCTCAAACTGGAGAGCGGTTTTTTTTTTTTTTTTTGCTTAATACGGAAATTTTCCTTAAAGGGAGCTTCGGCTCCCTTTTTTTTGTCTAAAATTTAATTTTACAAAAAGCTACATATATTTAGTTTCTTGTTGTAGAATTTAAGTAGCTAATAAATAAAGTATTATGAAAATATATACTGTTTTGCATTCAAGCAATAGCATGTCAAACTCTCCTTGCGTAGGAAAGTGCAGCACTTCTATGGCTCCTTTTGATGAAATATGCAAAGGATGCGGAAGAAGTGTCGAAGAAATACGAGACTGGGAAACATATACAGAGCTCGATAAAAAATTAATAAACTTAAAAAATGTTATGCGAGGCTATAATATAAGGCAAAAAGCAGAACTTTGTGGAGATGAAATGAACGAAAAAAAACAAGATATACAAGGAAGAATGACAACCGTAATATCTTTACTAGAAATGATTGGTAAAGATATGATTGATGAATACGGCAAAGATCCAAAAATAAAAGAATCCTACCAGGCTTTATATAATTCTAGAGAAGCCATATTAGAGTCAAAAGAACACTTTAACAAACAGCTATAAAGTAGTATAGTTATACTAAACCGAGGTAACTTGTTATACCAACTGGCTCGGCAGACTTACTCCAAAGATGGTATAACTAATTTAGTTAGGAGAAAATAATGGCTAAATCAACTTTTTCAGGTCCAGTCAAATCTTTGGCGGGATTTATTTCAGCAGGGGTTAATAACTCTGTTTCTTTAACAGCAGATACTACTTTAACAGTAGATGCACACGCGGGAAAAATATTGTTATGTAACGATGCAGACGGTAAATTTACCTTACCTTCAATTGTTACTACAACTCCAAGCGATCCAACAGATCCAAATCAGTTAAACAATATTGGAGCTTCTTTCTATTTTTATATAGAAACAGCAGCTACTGATCTTGATATTAAAACTGATGGTACTGACAAATTTAAAGGTGCTGTAATTGTCGCTGTAGACGATGGTGCTAAAAAAGCTTTTGTTCCAGGAGCAACTAACGATGTTATGACTTTAAATGGTTCTACAAAAGGCGGTATAGTTGGTAGTGTTGTTCAGGTAACAGCTATTGATTCAGCAACATACTTAGTTCATAACTCATTATTAATTGGTTCTGGAACTATAGTAACTCCATTTGCTGACGCTTAATAACAGGAGATAATTATGGCAGGTAGAATTGTAGGTTCAGATGTAAAGACGGCAACAACAACTTCAGCTGCTACTGGCGGAGCAGTATTGCGAAGCGGTAGATCTAGATTAAGAGGTTATATTATTGCTGGTGGAACTTCTGATGGTACTGTTACTTTTAGAGACGGTTCTGTTACAGGCTCTACCTTATTAATTGCTCCTTGCAACGCAAACGATACTGAAACTTTAAATATTCCAGATTCTGGAGTTTTATTTGAAGACGGTATTCACGTTGTATTAAGTAATATAGATAGAGTAACTGTCTTTCATTCGTAAATTATGGCTCGCGAAGTTTCTTCAATATCACGCGTAGGAACAAGCGAGCCTTTTGAATTACAATTATCAAGAGAACAGATTGCCTATCATAAACATAAATTCAAGTTTGGATTTAATCCAGATGTAAATGGTACTGATGAAACTATTTGGTCGCAAGGCGGTTTATATTCATACCTAAGTTCAGCAACAACTCTTTATATATCTAGTTCTTCAACAGCAGATGATGTTGGCAGTACAGGTGCTACAAATGTTACAGTTGAAGGTTTAGATGCTAATTACGATGAAGTTTCAATAACCGTTGATCTTGATGGTCAAAACGGTGTGCAATTAGGCTCTGTAAGCAATTGGATTAGGGTTAATAGTATTGTAGTTAATACGGCTGGTTCAGGCGGAGCTA